ATAGACAATTACGAAAAGGATTCTGGTCTGATTACTCTTTCCTTTGGTTCAAATGATCCTGCACAGTTTATTACTGGTGGTCAGTGGACTGCTAAGAATCTTTCACAATCTTACAGCGGCGATTATGTCGATTTTTTGCATCGGTATCATGGAGCTACTCTTGAAGGGAAAATGAACATTGTCGTTATGGCAATCGATGAGAACAGAACTAGGGTCCAGGTCAACGCAAGGTATATTTTTAGTGCTCCGCCGGTGCAGAACGTACCGGGAACTGTCTGGTCCTTTGATACTGGAAGTTGTGGTACGTCCCAGGTTTTCAACCCCGTGCAGGGAACCGGAAACACTAGAACTATCTGTCCTACTTACAAAGCAGAAGAGGCCGTGTTGTCTGCTTTGAAGCAGTAGCAGATTTGATTTGAGGTGGTTGGCCTGAAATAGGACAGACGCAAATAAATATTTTCGTCAAGAAAATCAGTCGCTTGTTTACATAAAGTTCATATTCGTGCTATGGCGCGAATATGAGTGACAAGATACGTCCGAAGGATCATACGCAACTTATTGCGGCGCTTGAGCAGGACGCCCTTGATAGGCGGACTTCTCAGGCAAAGCAGATTGCGGAAGTCAAGCAGCACCTTGCCGGGGACTTCCACAATACTACACGGGCCATCCTTCGGCATGAAGTTGCCACCAATCTTGCCATCGAGAAGATGATTCTTGACCGTCTTTTCACGGATCAAGAGAAGATCGTCCAGGGCAACCAGCTTTCCCCGCTCATTACTGAAGACTTGATCCGCCTTCGTACTCAGACGCGCAAGGCGCTCCTGGCGCTTTCGCAGTTTGAGGGGCGCAAAAAGGGCAAGAGCGCCAATCCCTACGCTGGGGCCGTGCTAGAGCTTTCCGATGGGGGCGAACAATGAGCGTTCGCCTGAAGGTCCAGGAGTGGCGCAACGGCGCGGACGGCTTCTTTCTGTGGATCGAGGACGTTCAGCCCCGGATACCTTCGGCAAGGGGCGGGTTTGAAATCTTCCGGCCCGAACCGTTTCAGGAACGGGAAATCCGCCGCGCACTCAGTGTGCAAAATCCCTTCGGAACCATCGTCTTTTGCTGGCCCCGCCGTCATTCCAAAACCCTTGTGTCTGCACTCATTGTTTTGTGGCGGTTTTTCAACTGGCCCACGCAGAACATCAAGGTTCTGGCAAACTCGGAACGCCAGGTGGTTTCCACGGCCTTCAAGACGGTCAAGAGCATCATCCTGAACACTCCGGCCCTTCGCGCCGCCATTGGTGATCCGAAGAACATCACGTCTCGTCGGATCGTGTTTCCCGACCTGCAAAGCGAGATCGAGGCCATTACGCCCAATGACGCGGCGGCCTACGGTGAAAAGGTTTCCCTGGCCTGGACCACGGAGCTTCACGCCGCGCAGGACGATTCCACGCTTCAAATCCTGGCCTCTTCCGTGGGCGACTCTGCCGACGGTCTGGTTTTGATCGATTCCACCACGGACGGGGTGGGCGGGCCGCTGCACCGGCTTGAGCAGCTTTCCCAAAGCGGGGAAGACCCGACCCTATTTTTCAGCCGGATCGAATATGCCGACCTTGACGAAGCCTTGCGGTCCTCTCCTCCTTGGATTCGCCGGGAGTGGTTGCGTTCTCGGGGAAAGCAACTGCTTCCGGCGATATTCGCCTCTCAACACCTGAACAGGCGAAGCGCCAGCATCAACGCCCTGTTTCCGCCGGATCGGATCGAAGCCAGCCGGGAACCCTACCCGGCGGGCATTGCCCTGAAGGACTTCAAGGAAATGATCGGCGGGAGAAAGGCCGTGGTCGGCGGCGGGCTGGACCGGGCCTACGGCTTCAGTCTGCACGGGGATCAAACCGTTTGGACCGCCGTTGCCAAGGTGGCCGGGGATCAGGAAGAGCCGGAATACTACATCCTGAATCAAAAGGTGATCGGCTTTTCATCGGGGCGGGGGATCAAAAAGGCCATCCTGGCGGACCATGACCGCTACGGCCTGGAAAACTGCAACATCGAATCTTTCAACAGCCAGGATATTGCGGCCTGGGCTCAGGAGCGCAAGATTCCGGTTGAGACCATCCACGCCACTTCCACGGCGCAAGTCCCGGCCTTTACCGAGCTTCACCGGATCGTGAACGAAGGCCGCTTGCATTTCCCCAAAGAGCTTGAACGCCTCGCGGCGGAAATGCGGACCTTCACATACGACAACAGCGGCAAGAGCCCGCGTTTCGGCCATGCCCAGGGCTTCCATGACGATACTATCTATTCCTTGGCCTGGGGCGTTTGGTCTCTCCGGGAGCAGGAGCTTGCCGTATATGAGCTTGCCCGGATCGTCTGCCAGAGCCGGAGCAAGCACGCGCCGCTTTGCTACCTGCGAACCGGCGGGCTCATTCTTCCCTGTTCCGAGGCGTGCGAGGCGCACAAGCGGGTGGAGGCCATGCACCTGCAATACCGGCGGCGCAAGGTTGATTCCGAACTGACCCTTCCCGAATTCTTCAAGGCCAAGGTCAAGCGGGCGGGCGTGAAAGTGTTCAAGGCCGCGTGAGGGGAACCATGCTCTTCAGGAATTTTCTCGTTTCCGACCTGTTCAAGGAACTGCATATCCGGGCCAATGAGCAACGGAAGGCGGACGCCCGCAAGCGTCTGGACTACTACCACGATTCCCAGGAAGCCTATCTGCTTGAGCAGCTTCAGCGCCGGTTCACCTTCCCGGAGAAGTTGCAGCCCGTCTTCCTGAACGTGGTCAAAAAGATCGTGAACCGGCTTGCCCAGGTCTACCAGGAGGACGCGAAGCGGACCTTGGACGGCACGGACAGGGACAAGGAACTCTTTGCAGCCATCGCCACGGGTTGCGGCCTGGACATGAAGCTGAAGACTGCCAGCCGATACACCAAGCTTCTGAAGAATCTCATGCTCAAGGTGGTGTGGCGCGGAGGCATGATCGACCTGGACCTTGTGACCCCGGACATTCTGGACGTGCAGACCGGCAACGGGCCGGAAGACGTGGTTCAGGTCATGGTCACGAACTACGGCCCGTCCGAGCGCATGGAAGACGTGACCTATTCCGTGTGGACCCCGGAGACGTGGCGCAAGCTGGACTACCGGGGCGGGGAGATCGACGGCGGGCCGAACCCCTACGGCAGGATTCCCTTCGTTCCCCTGTTCGACTACGCCCCGACTTCCGATTTCTGGCTTCCCGGCGGGGATGACCTCGTTTCGGTTCAGGATGCAATCAACGAACGGCTTGTGGACCTCTTGCATGTCCTTCGCTTTCAGGCGTTCGGCGTGGGCTACATCCGGGGCCGGGAGGGCGAGGGCATAGACGCGGTGGACCCCGGCAGCTTCGTGGAACTGCCGGAAAACGGGGAACTCGGCTTTGCCGACACGGAAGCCAAGATCGAGGAGACCCTTGCCGCAATCGACAAGCTCTTGAAGTGGGCTGCGGTGACGAACGGCCTGAGCGCCGCGAGTCTGAGCACGGAACCCCAGGAGCAAAGCGGCGTGTCCAAGCTGGCGGACAACGAAGAGCTTCAGGAGCTTCGCAAGGATGACGTGGCCTTGTTCCGCCGCTACGAAAAACAGCTTTTCGGCGTGATCCGCGCCGTGTGGAACCACCACAACCCCGGCAAGCCCCTGTCCAAGGGAGCAAGCCTTCAGATCGACTTCTTCGAGCCCAAGCCCGCCATGTCCCCGCTCGATCAGGTCTCCCGGTGGGAGCGTCTGCTTGAAATGGGGATCATCAGCCCGGTGGACGTGGCCCTTGCGCGTAACCCGGACCTTCAGACCCGCGAGGATGCCCTTGCCTATCTTCTGTCTATCCAGGCTGAGCGAGAGGAGCTTAGAGGTGGGGATTATTAAAAAAATGAACCCCGCCGAAGCGGGGTTCCCGTGGATTGCCGTGCCGAGCCATGCCGGGGCGGGCCTTGCGATGCAGTGGCTTGCCGCGCATGGGCACGATGTGTGGAAAATATAGGTGGCGGTCAGAGAATTGTCAAGCAAATTTTTTCGCA